ATGATGACCTTCCGGATCCGGAATCTCTGGAAAACGTCTGGGAAAATCTTCCGGAGTTGTCTCCCTGCTTGATTGACGGGGTGCTTCGAAAGGGGCATAAGATGCTGATCGCTGGTCCGTCGAAAGCTGGTAAGTCGTTTCTTCAGATTGAATTATGTATCTCGATCGCAGAAGGGAAACCATGGCTGGGCTGGAAATGTGCCAGAGGACGTGTGATGTATGTCAATCTGGAACTGGACCGGGCAAGCTGCCTGCACCGCTTCCGGGATGTATATGACGCTCTTGGATGGAAGCCAGAACATCTGGACAGCATTGACATCTGGAATCTGAGAGGAAAATCAGTCCCTATGGATAAGCTGGCTCCGAAACTAATCCGAAGAGCAGCAAAAAAGGATTATGTGGCGATCATCATAGACCCGATCTATAAGGTCATTACAGGGGATGAGAACAGCGCGGACCAGATGGCGAACTTCTGTAATCAGTTTGACAAGATCTGTTCTGAACTCGGATGCGCAGTGATCTACTGCCATCATCACAGTAAGGGCAGCCAGGGCGGCAAGAAGTCCATGGATCGTGCCAGCGGATCCGGCGTATTTGCCCGGGATCCGGATGCGCTCCTGGATCTGATTGAACTGGAGACGACAGACGCACTGATAAAGCAGGAAGAGAATAAGGCAATCTGCCAGGTATGCATAGACTGGCTGAAGCACTATGATAACGGGCTGATAGACGGCGTTTCTCAGGATGATATGTGCAGCAGCGTGCAGATGCTGGACTACTGCCGTGAAAAGCTGAAATCCCTTGATTTTAAGGCTCTGAATGTAGAAGTACAAAAGGCTGTGGATAAGGTTCATACAATGACTGCATGGCGTATTGAGGGGACGCTGAGAGAGTTTCCGAAGTTCCCGCCGGTGAACCTGTGGTTTGATTATCCGATCCATAAAGAAGATGAATCGGGAGTACTGAAAGACATTCAGCCAGAGGACGAACGCCCTGCTTGGCAGAAGGGCAGCGTAAACAATAAGAAGAGTGCGCAGAGCCGAAAAGAAGATCGGAAGAGAGCACTCCAAGAGGCTGTTGAGGGCTGTAATTTTGGTGAAATCCCGACAGTAAAAGACGTCGCTGAGTACCTTGGAATCTCGGAGAGGACGGTTCGTGATCGCATCAAAGAGCATGGAGGATATACGATCAAAGACGGAGAAGTACATAAAAAAGTGAAAAAGAAGAGTGCGGGGAAGACTGAAAGTTCAGACATCCCCGCCGATAAATAGATTGCGGGAAAGCCTTAAAAATAGACATCCCCGCACTAACATGAAATGACGGGGAAGACTGAATTCAAGGCATCCCCGCAATGAGCCGAAGAGTGCGGGGAAGACTGAAAACAAGACATCCCCGCGGCGGCGGGGAAGACTATACCCTAAAGGGTATAAATAAAAACCCCGCACTGGGTTACGGGGGTAGGAGAGGGACGGGCCTAAGGCTGCCCGGCCCCGTCTCCCTTCCCCCTCCCCGTAACTAGGGCGCACAGGAAAAAAAGAGAATGGTTTCGCACGTTAAAGAGGTGAAGTGAATGGAGTTTTTTATGGCAATGGTCCCTCCGACTGTTACACATCAGGAAAAACAGGTGCGTGTGGTAAATGGCAAGCCGAAGTTTTACGAACCGCAGGAGTTGAAGGCAGCCCGGTCAAAACTGGAAGCACATCTAGCACAGCACAAGCCGGATCAGAAATACACAGGACCTGTGGAGCTGGTCTCAACTTGGTGCTTTCCGCGTGGGAGCCACAAGGATGGAGAATACCGAATCACTAAGCCAGATACGGACAATCTTCAGAAGCTTTTGAAGGATTGCATGACAACGATAGGATTCTGGAAGGATGATGCTCAGGTTTGTCGGGAGATTGTGGAAAAGTTCTGGGCAGAGATTCCAGGGATTTACATCCGGGTGACAGAACTATGATGGCATTTAAAACCGTATTCAATCTTTTTTGCGACAGCTGGAAGTTGTATCGGAAATATATACTTACAGAGCTGAATGAGAAGGATTTGGAAAAATTTACACAAGAATCCGGAGAGTTCTTCCGGAAATATGGTCAGGAGCCATTCGCAAAGGATCTGTTGCTGGCTGTAACAAACGAGATTGAGCGAAGAGAGAGGGAGAAAAGCAAATGAATGAATTAAGCAAGTGTAGAAAAGAATCGCTCGACAAGGGCAAGATATTGGGAGTTTGGAATACGATGTCAGCATATATGCGTTTTTATCAGGAATGGGTTACGACCTGTGCGAGAATGAACCGTAGTGTGAATAACCCGAACTGGAGGCTGACAAGTAGGTGGAATAAGAGAGGGAAACTGAAATAGCAGAAAGGAGCCAGCCTCCTGCAGGGGTAAGGGTATACCGGGGTTCTTATGGAAATGAGTAGAGATTTGATTATTGACTGCTTCGCCGGTGGCGGCGGGGCAAGCGTAGGAATAGAGATGGCGCTGGGGCGGCCGGTTGATATCGCAATCAACCATGATCCGGATGCAATCCTGATGCACAAGACTAATCATCCGGACACGCTGCATCTGACTGAGGACATTTTCAAGGTTGACCTGAAAAAGTACGTGAAAGGTCAGCATGTAGCTCTGATGTGGGCGTCCCCAGACTGTACGAGCCATAGCAAGGCAAAAGGCGGGAAGCCACGGGAAAGAGGATTGAGGATCCTTCCGTGGGCAGTGTATAAACATGCTCGGGCTATCCTTCCAGATGTGATCCTGATGGAGAACGTGGAAGAGATCCAGCAGTGGGGACCACTGGACGCGGACGGTCATCCGATCAAGGAGCGTCGTGGAGAGGACTATCAGAAGTTCATAACGGCAATGAAGAGCCTTGGATATATATTTGACTGCCGGGAACTTGTTGCAGCGGACTATGGAGCACCAACGACACGGAAACGCTGGTATGCGATATTTCGCCGGGATGGTCGGGAGATCGTCTGGTCTGTACCGACATACTTCAAGGACCGGGATCCGCGGTGGAAAGCCTGCGGGGATTACATAGACTGGTCAGACCTGGGGCGGTCCATATTTGACAGAAAAAAGCCCCTCGCAGACGCGACCATGAAGCGGATCGCAAACGGGATTCGGAAATACATCATTGATAATCCGTCCCCTTATATCGTGAGAAACAAAGAGGCAATTGCCTTCCTGATCCAGTACCACGGAGAGACGAAAGCAGGAGATTCCCGGGGACAGTTCCTGACAGATCCGATCAAGACGATAGACACCAGTAACCGCTACGGGCTTGTGACGGCGTTCGTGACGAAGTTCTACAAGAGTGGCATCGGTCAGGGATGCGACGAACCGTTGCACACAATAACAACCTCACCCGGACACTTTGGGCTGATATCCGCGTTTTTGATCAAGTATTACGGATCAGGCGGCGGACAGGAGTTGACAGAACCGCTTGCGACGATCACCACGAAGGACCGGTTCGGACTTGTGAATGCGGTGTTGGATATCCAGGGTGAGAAATACATCTTGCGGGATATACTCCTGAGGATGCTGAAACCGGAAGAATTGAAGCTTATGCAGGGATTCCCGAAAGATTACATCATTGACCGGGATTACAACTGGAAGCCGTACCCAATCGCAAAGCAGGTGGCACGGATTGGGAATAGCGTGGTGCCGATCATGGCGCAGAAGCTGGTGGAAGCGAACTGCCCATATCTGAAGGTTGGGGAAAGAGTTCCGAACTTCAGAATGGAGGAAGAAGAGACTGGGCAGATTAGATTTGCATAAAATTATTCGCAAATTTGGCTATATATGACAGATATAGCCGGAATTGGCTATAAACCAGAACAAACGAAGGACAATCCTGCGGAGAGAGTACAATTCCCCGGGATTGCCCTTTGGTGAGACGACGAAAGGAGAGCGGAGATGGAGAGATTAACATCATATGACGGGAATTATTATTATCCTCATTGCATGAAAGGAAGCACATGCGATGGACATGGATCATCAGAAAAATGCAATGAATGCGAGTTTAACGAAAGAGTATGCGTAACGCTCGGCAAATACGAGGACACCGGACTTACCCCGGAGCAGATCATGGAGCTGAAGGAGCGGGATACGGCGAAAGCGCCGAAGGTCTTTAATGGGCATTGGTATAAATGTCCAACCTGTGGAATGTATGCGGGAGGATTAAAGGGAAACTTTTGCCACAGATGTGGACAAAGGTTGAAGTGGGAGGAAAGACGATGGCAAAGGTAATATGTAACATCGGCAACTGCAAACACAGGCTAAGGAAGCCCTTGAGGACTTATAAGCGCAGAGACGGAAAAAGATGCTATGGATGCGAATTACATGCGATATCTGTAAGCCTGAAATTTGACCCGGATCTGGATGTCTGCATAGCGAGCTGCGATGACTATGAACCGATAGAGGAGGGCTGACATGCAGGAAATCGAGGAATTAGGACAGTTTGTTGTGCAGGGTTTTCTTGAAGGAATCAAAAGCGTAGAAAGAGAAAAGGTGGCAAATAACTCTTTGAAAATGTCCGGAATGCCAATGCGACGCAAAAAGAGCAGAAGGGATAAACGCGGGGAGATAAGGAGAAGTTTCATAAAAATGGAGCGAATTTTGAAAATATAAGGAGGACTGACATGCAGGAATTAGAGAAGATCCTGGAAGAGATAGATAAGGCAACAGACGAGTACGGAATGGTGGATTATATCAATAATGAGCCTGTGATTTCCAAAAATCAGGCAAAAGATATCATCCGCAAGCACATGAATGACGGCTGGATCCCGGTGGAAGAGCGGCTGCCGGAAGTTGGAGAATATGTTCTCGGAACAAACAAATATGGCGAGGTTTTAGTTTATCACTATGGATG